TGCGAGGTGTGTTGGAACACGTGTATGTAGCAAAGCTACCCACACGTTGCTTCCGCGCCAGATGGCGCGGTCCAACTCCACTTGTCTAGAGAACTAGTTTAGACTGCGAACCCCCTTTTCTACTAACGAAGGAACCTCCTTTAAGAGAGGTCTTCAACGTTAGCCCAGCCTAAGCACAACCTGAGCTTAGGCCTCTGTGCTACCCCTGCTGTCCATGGACAGTAGGGTCCAGGAGCTTCAGTAAAATACTGAAGGAGCATAGAGTCGCATCCGGTCGGGAGTCGTTTAAGCTGACTTTTAATAGTCAGCAGACGAACCTGTTCTTTCTGTAAGCCTAGATGAACGCGGCGTGATAGGCCGCGCAAATTAAGGCCGAGGAAAGATTCCCTTCCGAACGCGCCGGAACCGACTTTTACGGTGGCTATGGAAGACCGCCGTATGGTCGACGCTATGTACTCCGCTGTATGCCAGTAACCTCTTCGATAGAAGTTATTGCTGACAGTAAGGGTACTAGCTATCGATTCCGGATCGCTTCTGGGCGGGCTACGCCAAAATTCAGGGGATATATCCACACCCCTGAACGCATCAACACCGCAAGACTCTCTGAAATTTCCATTCCAGAATGACTTGCTAGTGTTGACCTTGAAGTGGAAAACTTCAAGAGCCCGGACCATAAGCTCCCTGACGTCGACGGGGATGACAATGTCATCACCGAAGACGGCCACCTTTTCCTCGTTAGAGAGGATCTTGCTTAGCATCATCCGCCCGGTCAAGGGCTGAATCACGCGCTGCTGAGATGTGATTGTCACAGCAAGCGCGATCGCTAAGAAAGATAGACTCTCCACTGGAAAAGTACAGGCGCTACCCATCGTGCTGAATTTCTTCAGACAAAACACGGACGGAACATCAGGGTTGATGTCCTGACCGACACGACGGGTTCGAGTACTTTGTAGAGCTCTCAACAATCCTAGATTGGATCGAAAGAGCTGTCCTACAAAGTGACAAGTGACTCTATCGCTCGCTTCAGACAAGTCTAAAGTAGCGAGAGAGCCGTCCGTAGACCCACGTTTAGATAATGCCTGGTTGAGTGTTTGATCGTTAAAACGAACGAACCTCCCCAACCAAGTTTTTTCAGTACGCGTGCGTAGATAGTGCCATATGTTTTGTTGGCACCACTGATGCTCTGTAGGTTCAGCGGCAATAAGCCGCGGTACCTTGAGTGTCTTACGGACCGCGACGAGCCGAGAACACGGATCATGTGACGTACATCCAGCAATCACAGCTGGATCTCCTTCTTGCGTTGGAGCTAGGTACGACTGATGCGCTATCTCGCGATCCTCGTCTGGACGATCCCCTGGAGTATTCCAGGAGGCAACTTGTCTAGCCCACGCTGCGTGGTTATGAAAACCACAATCAGCATAGGGAAACTCGTTGTCTAAACGATCGGACCAGTTAACAAATTCATATTTGTTAACACAGCCTTTACGTTCAGCAACAGCACCAGGGCCATGTTTAAAGGACCACTCAGACGGCCTATACGGCCCAAGAGTGGAACAGATTAACCCGGATATCGTATCCAGGTTCATCATAAGGACCCTAAACAGACGGTCGTCTGTTTCGACGCGCGAAGCGTAGATCATGGATCTACAGAATCCTGTGTAGGATTCTTCAATGTCTTCGTTTGTCGGACAATCCGCTTGCCAGAAGCCTTCCGGCTCTGGTAAGTGACTGTCAGTCTCAAAGAAGTCCTTGACGCAGTCAAGTGTATTCTCCAAGGGACAATCAAGCTCAACTTTCTTAGCACAGTAATACAACTGCCTAAGATATAGTATAGCTTCATGGTCACAGTCCTCCTTTAAACACCCGGATTCGTAGAAGACTTTTTCATGAAGTGCCCTCAAGAACTGAGGGTACATCACTTTCCGGGGACACCTCTTAGTAAGAGGCAGCCCCGAAATTGTGAAACTGCCTTCCGATAAGCATCTATCAAAATGCTTTCCGACGGCGGGGAGGTCAATGCAAAAAGCATCGATTCCACGTTCGTCAACGAATTCGGCAAGATGAAC